GCAATACCAAACAACTCAGCACTAGAAACCCTGTGTGCTGATAATATATTTCTTGTAATGTCATCGTTTAAAGTTTGATAATACGAATCATTATCGTTACGAGGAATCTGTGTAATCTCAGGAGATAGTTCCTTACTTTCGTTGAATGAGATAATTGCTTGACCAGCATTATCTGTTCCTGAATATTGAGACTCTAATGCTCTAACTAATATTTTTTGTTCTTCTTCGCCAGGAATACCATTGTTATAATTAATCCAAAGTGATGGTACCATACCTGAACGTAGATTGTTCATATGGAAGTTCTTTGACTCCACATCAATCTCAATGGCTCTTTGTCCTGCTGACCAATCAGGTACAGGATAGTAACTCATTGATGGCATATATGATTTATAATAATATATTTGATTTGGGTCTGATTCCTTTTGTGAGAATGCTTTAATCTCAATTGGAGGGAACTTCTTATAGTCTTTCCAATTTGCACTATAATAGTAAGTGTCAATAAAGTCTTCATCATTTAACTTACCACTACGTACTCTACTAAAGTCTAAGTGATAAATCTCAGCAATTGTTTTCTTATCTTTGGACCAAATAACATTTAATGAAAATCCACCAAATAACATAAAATCCAAAGCACATTTTCTCATTACTTCAGATACGTTTTCTGTTGGGTTGATTAAGTTTACTGTAGCCATTGGGTTGTTTAATGATACAATACCATCACCCATAATCTGGTTTACCTTTGAGATAATTACAGATTTGTGAATTGCACAATTGTCAAATAGTTCAATGAAGTACTGAGGTAATAGGTTATTCTCACCATAAAATACCCACGGGCTTCTTTGCAACACTTCAGAAAATACTGGTAGTGATGCTACATTAAAACTTATTTTTTGAAATTCACTTCTTTTTTTTTCTTCGCTCATAGATTAATCTTGTATATATATGTAATTCTCATTTACTTCATTATCAGAGATATATTGTGTAAATGGATTAGATTCTTGTGTACCTTCTAATATTGTTATTCCTGTGTAAACTAATGTTGTACCATTACCGAATATTCTAAGTTCATACTCACCTTCGTAGTTTAAATCGTCTGTTGTAAAATCTAATTCAATTTCACAATAACGTATATTCTGAGCATATTCAGCAGGATTAGATGTACTTACAGAATAGTTCTTAACCTCCTTACTCATGATATGAGTAAAAACTAAGTCATAACTAGCAAAAGTATCTCTACTATTGTTGTTAATATTCAAAGTTAAAGTGTTTGGTTGTGCTTTTTGTAGATACAGCATAATATATTATTCTTATATATAAATATAAAAAAATCCAAATTGAATTGGTATATTAGAAAAAATAATAAAAAAAGGGGCATAACGCCCCTCTTTTACAGATTGAGATATAGAAATTCAGTCCACAACAGACTTACTTTTTATTATTCAACAACGATTGGACCGAAGATACTAGCTAAGTATGCATCACCCGTAACATTATTAGCATCTAAAGTAGTACTAATTAATGTATTAGCTGGAGTATTTTCTTGGCCTGTGAAAATCATTTCAAAGCCGTTTCTATCCCCATAAGCTGTACCCGTTGTTGCAGCTCCACCCGATAAGTACATTCCGTGTACTTGACCTAACAAATAAAATGCATTATTCTGGTCTTGAGCTATGATTTGGATTTGGTCATTTTGAGAAAGAACTTTTAACTTATTTCTCTTTTCTTGATCGTATCTAAATAAGATTGCGGTCAATACTTGCTCGAAGAAAATTGTACCATTCTCAAAATTCTTTTGTACGTTTTGAGCTAAAGAAGATGTGTTTCTCTTTAATTCAAAACCATAAAGTGTAGTACCAGTTGTTGAGGTTGCACCAGTGATTGCTCCGAGAGCGTTGTAAGTGTAACCTGTAACAGCTCCACCGCCACCAACTACCCAAATCTTTTTGACACCACCAATACCGTCTGAACATCCGAACGCTTCACCTGAAGTTATATAACAAGACATATGTGTTTATATTTAATTTTTTGTTTATGTTTTTAAAAGGGGGGATTTTACTCCCCCTTTAGTATTTTTACTTAGATTATGCTAAGTTGTTAGTAGCGAAGTACGCAGTAGAACCGAAGGTTGCGATTTGAGCACCATAGTTATAGTTTGCTCTTAAACGTAACTCATCAAAATCCTTAGAGTACCAAATTACTAATTTCTCGTGGTCAGACAATAAGTCAAAACCTACTACGATATATTCACGTGGTCCGATAACAACTTGGTTAGAACCGTTCAAACCGATAGTTGGAACAACTTTAACGTTAGTGTTTGGATGAGTAGCTTCCATCATTGCTGTAATATCAGTACCACCGATATAGTTAGCGAAGAAGTTAGCTCTTGTTAATGCTTGTACATATAAACGGAAGTTAGCATATGACATGAAAACTACTAAGTCTTCTCTTGACATTGCGTTGTCGTCTAATACGTTGATTAACTTATCAACTTCAGTGATAGGGTTACCTGATACACCATAAGCTGCAGATGAACTGAAAGCAACACCACTTGAGTTAGCAACACCAGTTGTTCCTGTGCTAATCAATGTTTTGAAACCATCGAAACAAGATGTACCAGTTGTGGCTTGCCATAATTGTTGCTCAATTCTTTGTTGGATTTGTTTAACTTTTAAATCAGCAATTTGTTGTTCAAATGGAACTGACTCAGATGTTTGACCTGGAGCCATTAACATTGATTGGTATGTGTCATACAAATCTTTGTAACATAATGCTTCGTTATACTTCTCAGGACAAGTTGTGATGTTTGCTTGAGTAAAAGTTGTAGTACCAGATGGTTCCCATCCGCAAGTACCATCGTTGAAATACGCTGTAGAGTTTAAAAGGTTCAACGCTTGTGTTCCTTTGATACCTAAACGTACGTTTGCGTAACGAGCAGTTGTACCACCGATTAACGCCTTTGAAAGCAATTCTCCACCAACTTGGTCTACGTATCCACCGATGCTAGCTACTGAGTATGCAAATTCTTCTTTTGATAAAATTTTCATTTTCTTATTTTTTTTAAATTATTTTTTATTTCTTAATGACATAATCATCTCTAATTTAGAGTCTAATTCATCACTTTTAGATTGTTTATTAAAATCTGTTTTTCCGTTAGCAATTGGTTTTGCTGCTGGTTCTTTTTTGAAAGATTCAAAGTCATTCTTCATGTCCTTCATACCATCTTTCATTTTTTTCATTTCTTCAACAAGTACTTTAACTTCTTCCATTAATGGAACTAACGCTTCAATAACTGCTCCTACCACTTCTTCTGCAACAGGTGCAATTTCAGCTGGTACTTCAACAGGTACTTCAACATCTTCCATTTCTTCAGAAATTACTTCTTCAATTTTAGAAATGATACCTTCTTTGGTTTCAACTTTAGTTCCGTCCTCAAGTTCGTGTACTCCATCTGGTGCAGGAATTTCTGCATCTTCTGTAACTACAACAACTTTAGCACCTTCTACTAAACCATCACCTTCAACCTTAATGACTGTTCCATCAGCCAATTTTGCATCAAGGAAAATCTGTTTTACTTTTTTGATTAAACCGTCTTTAACTTCTATTTCAAAGTTTTCAACTAATCTGTACTTACCAGTTTCTAATGCAACTCTTTGAAACTCTTCGTTTACTTTGGTGATTTTACTACCAACTTCAAGTTTAAGGGTTTCAAGAATTGTATTGTCTTCCAATTTGAAAGACGCCATAACAGGTGTATCAGACATAAAACCAAACTGTACCATAAGATTTTTAATCTCTTGTATTGCGTTTTTTGAATTTGACATAATTGTATTTTATTTTATTTTTTATTCTCTTATATATAAATATAAAAATCCATATATATTACGAAACTTATTTTAATATTTCTTCAATATCTCGGCTAACTCCTTTAAGAATGCCTCTTCTCTATGGAATGATGCAACCTCTTCGAAGAACCCTGATACACTAAATCCGTTTAATTCACCAGCTTTAACTTTATTCCATACGTTTTCATTCTTAACCTTCATTGAAACAAACCATGTACCAATAGGTAAGTCATTATACCCGTATTTAGATGATTTATCCTCCTCAGACTCCTTAATCCAACTCTCGAATACATATACATCATTTACCGCTTTACCATCGTGCATTTGGTCGTTATTGTCCAAATACTTGTTTCTCATATACTTCTCAGCAATCATCTTGATTGTCTCAGCTGTAAAGAACACATAATAAGGGTCACCATTTCTATCTTTACGGAATATCTTTTGGTCAGGTATCATTGCTGGTCCCAATACAATTCTCTTCTCATCATCAGTTTGGAACCTTTGTTTTGACATTTTCTCTCTTTCAATTGAATTAATCTTAGACTCAGCCCAACTTAATGCTGACTTACCACCCCAACTATCGTACATCAATTTACCACAACCATCGTCATATGATTTACTTGATTGTAAGTCAACCTCGTGTCTTGATAGGTAAGAGTACATACGTTTGATTGTATCTTCTGAGATAGGTTCACCATTAGCAAGTTGATTTGCACGTTGTTTTCCTACGTCTGTACCACAAGAACCCCAACCATTCTCATCCACCCACTTAAGTACCGCCTTAGCATTGTTCTTAACAGAGTCAGGATAGTCAGAATAACTTTTAAACATTGTTGGAGGTGTTAGACTCTTCTCAATAATATCTTGTTGTTTTTTCTTTTTCTTTGGTAATTGGTCAACATAAGATGGTAAACCACCCACTTCATAACTCATATCTTCTTTTAGATATTCTTTAATCTTTTCAATATGACCATCCATATAGGATACGTCATGTTTCATTCCACTAATCTTGTCAATCTCACCTATAATATCTTTAAAGTCATCAACCAAAGTTGCTGCTTCTGTTAATTCTAAAGGAGTTGCAACATCTGCTTTGATTACTTCTTCTTCAATTCTAAATACGTTATCAGCAACTTGTGCAGCACTTCTAATCATTCCTTTTGTGTCTTCATCATTATCCATTGAAATAAGATGTTTGAATGTTTCTTGTGCGCCAGGACACATATGGAAATATCTTGGTTTGAAACCATATATATCCATAGCATTAAATTTCTCCTTAGATAAACCTAAATTTCTAATTGTTGATGGTGAAGGATTAGCAAGGGTTGGACCTGTTACAGTATCAGGTTGTTCATAACCCAATACTCTTGTATCAGGAACTAAACCTGATGGGAACCCACCAACATCTACTTTACCTTTATTAACTGAAGCTTTGTTGATAATTGTAGCATCTTTCTTATATTCAATACGTGCCCATACGTGTCTACAATTGTAACCACCTCTCCATACCATTGCACTATCACCAAAGTCATTTTGGGTTCTATCCATATCCTCAATTCTCCATACGAAGTTCTTGTTGATTAAATCTCTACAGAAACTTCTTGTTGTTGGGATTATAGCTGATTGACTAATACGAGGATTTAACATGTATTTGTAACGTACATTATATTCCTTTTCATCTTCAATAGATGGTCCATTAGGATTGGTTGATACAAATCCCTCTTCACCAACGATGGTTATTTTATCAACAACCCATCCTTCGTCAAATAGTTCTCGTTCATCCTGTGCTGTTTTAACCAACATCTCAAGATACTTATCATCTTCTCCGTCAGGTATGTGAAATTCATGTGGTTTTTCTTTTTTGAACGCCACCCATTTTACTTCAATAGCTGGCTCGTCAACAAGAGATATACTATCAATTCCTGATAATTCATCCTCATCTTCAATTTTAAGTTCAAATACTTTGTCTTTTCTCATATTAATTAAATATATAAAATTTTATCTACCTTGTCCACGATAGTGTTTAGGTTTTTGTGCTTTAGGTCCGTATGACTTTTGTCCGTTTGGTTGAGACTTTCTCTTACCAAATGATACTTTATTGTTTGATTGTGCTTTTCCCTTAGCCATGTTATAATGTTGAAAGGTCCTTTAACCTTGCTTGTTTTTGTTGTTCACTTGTCATATCGTTAGATACCACATATGTTTTTATTACCATTGGATTTTGTTCTGTATTTGTGTTTGCAATCTTTGGATTGTCAAATGAAGGACCACCACTTGTAATTGCACTATTAAATGATGTTCCACCACCCATTTGATTTAATTGTGATAATAATGGTGCAAACATGGTTACAGCTCCTCTTGTCATTACAGCTTCACCACCTTCAGCTTCAATCATAACACCACCTTGTGCGTGTCTTGGTCCATTAATCAAACCACCATCTTCATAGTTTCTACCTAATCCATTGTACGCTTCTCCACCTCCTGCAGTGGTACCACCACTTGCAGTTCCAGCAGATGATGATGAAGTACTTCCTGCTTTTTTGATTGATGCAACACCCAAAACGTAACTAGCCACAACTGCAGCCGCTTGTACACCTGCAGCAGCTAAGTTAGCCCATGCCAATGGTGATTTGATACCACCATCAGCTATAAAGTTTTTCTTTGCATTGATTGCAATAGATGTAAGTGCAGCAGCCTTCTCAATTGCTAAACCAATTAACGCTAATTCTCTTCTTTCACCAGCAAGTTGTTGTAATATTTGTCCTACTTGTGCAGCTGCGTTTGCGTATATAATAGCAATTTGGTATCTTTGTTGTTCTTCAGCAAATTTAATTCTTGTATTTTCTACCTCAATTGCATTAATCTTATCACCATATTCTCTTTTAATTCTAAATAAAACATCAGCTTGACCCCTAGCCATCTCTTCTTCAATGGCCTGTTGTTTTTTTACATCTTCAATCTTTAACTTATTACGTTCAACATCTTCATTAAAATCAAAATTAAGTTTTGCGGATAATTTATCTAAATCATTAATTCTTGATTGAATAATATCAAATTCAACTTTCTTACCTTCATCGGCATATTTTTTAATAATAGCCGCTTTTTCCATTTCTGTTTCTTTTGTAAGAAGAATTATTTGCTCATCAAAATTCATTTGTTGTGCTAATCGTTCTGCAGCAAATTGTAATTCAGTTCTTTTAATTTTATCAGCAGACGCTTTTGCATTAACAAGAGCTTCCATTTGTGCTGCCTGAGTATTTTTTAAATCTTCTTTTTGTATTTCCTGAGTAAAATCAAGTTTTTCTCTTTGTACATCTTTAATTTGTTGAGCAAAAGATAATTCATTTGTTAGTGTCGCTAAATTATTATTTTTAGTATTTTCTAACGCTTGTTGATTACGTTGAATATTTAAATCATATTGTTCATTCTGTAATGATACAAGTCTTGATGCAAAAGCTCTATCTTGTTCTAAAATTAACTTTTTATATTTTTCATTTATTAATAATAATTCTTTTGAATATCTTTCTTCCTCAAGTGTAATATTTCTATTACCAGCAGCTCTTAATGCTTTTACATTTTCTTTGTGCTTCTGTGTGGCAACTTCAATTTCTCTATCCTTTTCATTCATTAATGCAAGACGAGCATCATTCATTACTTTTTCTGCCGCTTCATTAATCTGTTTACGTCTTTCAGATTCTTCCTTTAACTTTTGTGTTCTTTGTTCTTGAAGTTGTTTTTCTTTCTCAGCTCTTGCTTTCTCTTCTTCAGCTAATTTATTTGCAGCCTCATTGTTCTTTTCCAATGATGCGGTAACTTCATCAACCTTCTCAGCTTTAACACCAAAAAATTCACCAACAGCACTCATTACTGAACCTAACATCTCAAATCCTTTGATAACAATTGGTAATACAATAGTACCAATCTTCTCTAAGATTGCAAATAATGGTGCTAATACCTTATTGAAAGCTGTTGTTGCTTGTGCAAGTAGTTGAGTACCTTCTTTTGTTTTACCTAATGCATCTTTAATTGCAAAGAATGCGGTAACTAATAGACCAACAATACCCAATGATATTGTTAAAGTCTTACCAAAAGTATTAAATGATTGATTTAAACCTTGTATCCCCTTACCGATATTACCTATTGGACCAGGTAAAGCTGCAAGTTTATCGTCAAATTGTCCTGCTTGGAATGATACCTTTTCTTGAGCATCATTCAATTCATCCAATTTTTTCCTCATTTTTTCAAACTCAGCAGTTCCTGTTTGACCTTTGTCAGCTAAAGCTTGTAATGATACTGTTGTTTCTCTAATCTGACTACGTAATGATTTAAATTTACCATCAGTATTATTTGCAGCATTTTTAGTATCTTCAAAGGCTTTCTTTGAATGTTGTAATTCAGAATTTAATTTCTTCCATTCATCACTATCAACTTTTAATGTAGATAATTTTTGTGCCGCAGCCGAGTAAGCGGCATCAAACTGCTCAACCGAGGTTTTTGCTAAGTCTAATTCTTTCCCGTCTACGGTTATTTTTAATGATACTTGTTTCTGAGCCATATATTTTTATATATATTAATTTTTTTTATTATGGACAACTAAATTCACCTGTTGCTGTTACTGTAACTGTTGATGCTGGTGTAGATACTATAGAACCAGATACAACATAATAATAACCAAAACCTCCCATTACTCTATCTCCACTATTAAATGTTCCATCAGGTAATTGTTGTGAGTATCTAGTTTCATATGTTTGACAATCTGTTAAGACATAATAAACATCACTAACAGGACTTGATGTTGGAGATGGTGTTGGAGTTGGTGGTGGTGGTCCTCCACATGTTGTACCACAACTTGTTACCGTAAAGTTTGCTAAGTCAGCAAATGGGAAACCGAAATTAATTGTACTACATATTACACATTCAGTTATTGTATATGTTCCTGTTGAAGAAATAAATACATATTTATCTCCATCTACTAAACTAGTATATTTAATCCAACCTGGATCTGTCACGTTCAACGTCGCACCACTTTGATATATACTTGGTGTTGGTGAAGGTGTAGGGGTTGGAGTAGGTGTAGCTGTTGGACCTGGCGTTGGTGATGGTGTAGGTGTTGGTGTTGGAGGTGTTAAACCTGTAACTACCAAACTTTCACATATCGGTTGTACCGACTTTTTACCAATCATTCTAATCTCAAAGTAATATGTTCCATCAGTAAAAAAGTTTAATCCCAATTGAGATGGGGTTAACGTTACTGATACCGAACCACTATTACTTGATGTTGGTGATGCGTATTTACCATAAACTTGTCTCCATGGTTTAAAATATAACCCTGATGGAGCCATCATATGAACAGATAGGATATTGTAATCACCAGCATCGTCAACAAATGGTTCAGCACCATTCAATGACCATGTGTAATTAAAACTCATTGTGATAGCAGATACTGATATACTTGTTCCTGTAAAATTGGTAACCGTACCACTTACACTATTGTTATTGATATTATGGATAATCTCAACCCCATATTGTTTTAAAACATTGTTGGGATATATGAAATTATCTACATTTTGTTGACTTATATACTTCCTGCTCATACTAATAAATATAATTTTTTGTTAATCGCGTTCTCAATTTAAGTGTTTTCAGTCCAAATAACCTCTACATTATCACCAGGACTTACAGATATACCTGTAAATAGATTGTCATCAGTTCTTCCAACGGTCGTAACATTAAATGGTGTAATCGTAAAAGTATAACTTGAAACTGTTGTACCATTAACTTTTACAAGTATCACACTTGAATTTACAACAGGTGTTCCAGAACCACTACTATCTCTAGCAATTGACCTTGTTGGAATTAAATTACCATTCCAATTACTATATGGTATAGATATACTATTAGTTTCGCTAGTAGCTCCTATTGTACTGATATTAGTCAAAACAACCGAAGATGATGGACTACCAGCAACACAACTATTACTTGTCACAAGTTTAGTTCTTGACGTACCCACATTAATATTATACGTATAATTTAACGTAATTGGTAATCCTGTAGGAGTAGGAGTTGGAGTTGGAGTAGGTGTACTACTTGCCGTTGGTGTAGGTGTTGCAGTACTACTCGCTGTTGGTGTTGGTGTACTCGTTGGTGTTGCAGTAGGTGTACTACTTGCAGTTGGTGTAGGAGTTTGTGTTGGTGTTGCGGTAGGTGATGGGGTAGGAGTTGGAGTTGGTTCAATAGCAAATGTATCTGTCCAAACAATCTTAAGTACATCGTTATTGTTAATTGTAAATCCACTACTACCATTATCTAATGCATTTGTAATACAAGGAACTAAATTAAAATCAGTTGTCTCTATTTCAGTTGAAATAAGACTACCATTTAGATAAATCTTTAATTCTCTATTTGTATTTGTTGTTGGTAATGAAGTTTCACAAACTCTTCTTGATACAGTATATGCGTCACTACCAAATGCTTTCAAATTATCACATCCATATATATATTGTGAACCTGCAATTGTACCTGATGGTCCTGATGCGAATGTTGTACCTGAAATAAGTGTTGTGTATGGGTCATTAATATGAAAATCATCAATTACAACAGATGCTACTGAACTAATCCAATTATACTCCCATTGTAATTCGTATCTTGGTTCAGTTCTTTGTGTTGCTGGTGCAACTGGTGATGGATTTAACAAGTAATCATTTGGATATGAAGTAAATGCAATCGTAGAACCAGTTGTTAAATTAGTTAATGACCAAGTTGAACCACTATTTGTTGAATATACAATACTACCACTACTAAAGTTAATAGGGTCACCACCTGCCAATAAAATATCACCATCACTATATAATGCGGTTGTTCTACCTCTTGTGCTAGGTCTAAAATAACTATTTAATGAACTATTAGCAGTCCATGTTACACCACTATCTGAAGATGTAAATGCAACATCATTTTGTGTACCTGTATCTTCATCCATAGTACCTGCCCATAATTTACTACCATCAAAAGTATATGCTCCAAAAAGACCACCAATTAATAAACTACTTGTTGTTGTACTTCCTGTCCAATATATACCATCTGTTGATTGAGTACTAATTGATTGTGTACCCGTATAATTTGGAACACCAATTAATCTATTTTGTGCCCATAATAAATCTTGATAATCATTACCTTCTGGTTCATTTGAACATATATCGGGTTTAACCCATGTTGTTCCATCATATGAATAGTAATATCCAAAACTTGAAACAACATTGAATTTAGTACCATCCCATGTTACAGATGTTCCTCTATACTGAGAACCAACATAATCTGTATCAGGTAATTGAACACCTGTCCAAATAAATCCATCTGTTGAAACCAATATTGGATACTTAATAACCAATTGGTCAGCAGGATTGCCAGGGCCAGGGAAACCTGCGATATAGTTTTGTTGACCTGTTACAACAAATTTACCATTAGCCCATACACCTGCAATAGGACATTCCATAAGTGGACGTAAATTTGTGGTTACATTATACCATTGTAAACCATCTCTTGAATAGATAATTTTTCCTGAACCAAACGCTAAGTAATAATCATCATTTGCACAACCACCAACAAAATTCCAATAGTTTACACCTGTTCCACCTGTTGCTAATAACGATGTTGCTGATGTTGAACCTGTCCATGTAATACCATCTCTTGATGCGTATATTGCTTCTCCACCACCTGCAATAGTTCTAAACGCCAAGTAACCTGGTGTTGTTGGAGGTAATGGAGTAGGAGTAGGTGTCGGTGTTGGTGTACTAGTTGGAGTTGGAGTAGGAGTTGGTCCACCTTCTGTTGTCAATGCATCAATCCTATACTCAAAATCGTAATCTAATATAGCTGGTGTAACAGTAAATGTTGTAGTTAATCCTGTAACGTTATAAGATGTTACACCTGTTATAAACACATCACTAATTCCATTGTTACCATTAACATCGTCTGTTGTATAATCTCTTCTTATAACATCAATAAACATAAATCTAGGAATGGTTGATTCCATTGTAATATCAACAACATCATTTGGATATAAGTAAGTTGAATATAGATTTTCTACATCATTGTTACGTAAATCTCTTAATTCACTATTAACAAATACTTTTACATAATCAGGTGAAAGATATTCATCAAATGTCATAATCAAACTACCTCTCATTCTTTCACTTGTTCCTGGCGTAGGGGTAGGTGTTGGAGTTGGTGTGGCAGTCGGTGTAATAACAGCTCCATGATTTGTTGATGAACCTGTTAATATAGTGTATGTAGTTCTTGCAGTTTCAAACGCAGAACAATCTGCAAACAAGTTAACACCTGTAACAGTTGAAGCTGAGTTTAACCAGAACGTTGGCATGTTTTGTTGGAATGGTCCAAATGTAAAAGAATATATATAATTGTGTAACGAGTCATTATCCCAACCAATTCCTGAAGAATTATATTCATCTTCTGAAACTTCATATATATAATATGGAACATATACGTTACCATCATCTAAGAATGTAGATGTAAACCCTGATGGTACATTACTTGTATCACCACTAAATGAACCTATCTGATGGTCATAATAAACTGACCAACCATAGTTTGTATTCAATAAGTTAGGGTTAGTAAAATCTGTCTTAAACTTAAAAGTTGTAGACGGGTTATCACAATAGAAATATTTGAAATATCTTTCAGGATATACCTTAGGTTGTCCGTTGAATTGAACCAATTCAACCTTAGTTAATTCTCTATTTGTTAAATTAAACTCATCTATCTTAGATACAACAAAATATTGTTCTTGTATCTTAATTAAATCTTGTGGATTTAAGTTCTTTAAATCAGAATAACTTAAATTAAAGTAACCTGTTAATACACGAGTATTAGGGTTATATAAGTTATCCACTCTACCTTGATAGAACGTAGCATAAGCATCGTTGTTTGTATATGTATTAAACGTTTGAACACCAATCTCATCGGATGGAAATTCTGAATTAAATAATATACATTGACTATCGTTATTAATCTTATTATTGTCAGGATTACCCATTGGCATCGTATGAGATATTACAGGTAATCTATCAAATTGAATATATGTTGAACCAC